TTTGTCAAAAAATAATATACCCCCCGGGGGTACCCCATAATGCAATGCGTCACACTTCTCCGTCTCATCTTGACATGTGCTTCGCTGTCTGTTATCGCCTGTTCGGTCTATGATCGGGATCACATGGTTTGGGGTTGACACGTGTTTTCTGTATTCGTATATTTGTGTCATCGCCGGTGAGGGAAATGCCCTCTGGTGAGAGGAGGAATGATGGATATTCAGAAGGCAGTCGTTAAGGCGATGATTAATGTTTTTTCAGCATTGATCATTGAAGACTATTGTCCTAAACTCGAATTTGAGGACGGGTCACTTACCTTGTGGACTGAGGATGCGTCATGCGAAGCGGTCTTAGTGGTTAATAGGTCACGGTCTTTGTTTGGGGAGCGGGTGTTTTCACTTGAGGTTGTCCCTGGTGAGGGTGAGCGTTACCTGGCTGAGATGGTGGCTGATGAGGTGGTTGAGGTTGTTAATAGGAACGTGAACGATGAGTAAACGCTACAAACTTCTATTGATCCTTATTGGAACCCTTAAACGGATACACGCTAATTACAGGATTGTCGGGAGCGATGAACCTCAAGACAGAGATAGTGTAGTCGTCTTAAATGAGCATCCTAGGAGCGTTTTCCTCAAGGTCACTAACGAGGGTATTGAGGTTCATCCTTCATTTCTCTCATTGTATGAGGAGGAACTGGAAGCGGATATAATAGTTTCCGCGGTTATGGCGGTGGTAGATGTTCAGATCACGGAATGAAGAGTTTATTATCCTGGATGATGGTGAGGAGTTGTTTAGAACATGGTCGTTCGTTGCGGCGGCACGGTTTCTGGAAATGATCAATTGCGATCACAGGTTGGAGAGGTTGGGGACGGCGATCGATCGGGCGTACAGTCAGTTCCGGTCACCGTTGGACAAACTGGAAATGATTATCGATATTCGGGAACTGTGATTACCGTCTATATCGGGACCAAAATGGTGTATGCCGGGGAATCGGTTACGCAAGCAATTGATCGAATCTGTCAGCCAGGAGGGATTGACTATGAACTGTGGACTGTCTGAGAAGGAGATACGCGAGCATAACGGCCCGCTCTGGTCGGGCAACCTCATCATTGAGAAGGTGGAGGGGCTGTGGGTGCCTGGTGGTTGTCCTACGCGGGTGACTGACCGTCAGAAGTTCGCTAGCGTGTATGGGATGACGGCGCGGCGGCTTAAGGAGATGTTCCTTCACGTGGAGGATCACCCGAGGAAGCGATCATGGCTACTGTCTACGACACACTAGTACCGAACATTTCCTATTGGTTGGCTATCGATGAGCAACTTGACCCACATAAGTTTAGGGTTATTAGTTACTCAACAGTTTCGGAGAGGTTCTATAGCAGCGAGTATGGGACGGTCTCACTGAGAAAGGAAAATGGATGTCATATCCTAAACGTCAGAACGAGTGACAAAAAGGTCATTGAGGTGGTATACAGTGGAGAACCACCCAATGAGCAGGAAATGCTCTCACTCCTGATTTTCTGGACCGCTAAACCCCTGTTCCTAGCGGTACCAGCACCACAAGAACCTGAGGAACAGAACAACCAAGAATCACTCTTCTAGGAGGAAGACCAAATGAGCACCGAGATTACCACCAGCACCGCCGCCTCTCCGCTTGCCGGAATGACTGTCACTAACGGTATCTTCACCACCGTCAAGGGCGATGACTTTGAGACTAAGGCGAAGATTTTCAATGCCGTTAACGACGCCAAGCCGGTTTCCGACCTTTCCGGTAAGCCGTTCGAGATCGCTGACCTCGTGATTGAGGCGACGGAGTTCGTGAACGAGAAGACCGGCGAGATCGAGCCCAGCGTGCGGACCATCTTCATCACACCCGCCGGTGATGCGTATCAGGCGTTCTCCGGGCCTGTCTTCAACGCGGCCAAGCGTATCCTTGCCCTGCTGGGAGAGCCCTCTGCCTGGCCTGCTCCGCTCAAGGTGCGGGTGACCGAGGAGGGTAGTGGCAAGAACCGCTTCTACAAGCTTGCTCTTGCCTAAGCACTAGGTCACGGCTGATACAGTCCTCCCCGTCCTCCTACAGGGAGGGCGGGGAGGATTTATCATGAGGTATAGTAAAGAGGAATTGATCTCGCTGCGTAAGGCGGCGATGAAGTCTGAGTCACTGGTGACTCGTAAGATTAAGCGCATGGCTAAAGGGGACTACGGTATCGATATTTCCGGTATGGAGTATGACCCGCGCGTGGGTAAGGACGCTATCTCAAGGATGAGCGGTGACCGTCTTAAGAAACTCCTTGATAAGCAAGCCTATTTCCGTAAGTCGCACGTGGGTTACTACAAGGGTGCTCGCGGAACTATTGTCACCCGCCAGTCTTATCGCAACTATGTCAACTCCGTTAGGAAGATTAATAATAGTGTCGATGCCGAACAGAGTAAGTATCAGGACGTGTTCATTAAGCCGTTGGGGATGACCGTTAAACAGCGTCGGGCAATGATGACGCCGACTCACCCCGTACACGGGACTGAAGCGTATGACGGTATGAAGAAACTCAAGATTTACTCGCCTACTCAACTCATGGGTACTGAGGGTGCCAAGGTAATTGCTCTACGTAATGATGAGATTCGTCGTCAGTACACTAACCGGGAACTGGTGACTAAGGCGCGTGGTTACATGAACCAGATGATGGATACCGTTGGCGATGAGGAGTTACGCGTTAAGTTCAATTCCTTGTCTGACGAACAGTTCTGGTTCATTTGGGCGCACACCGATTTCCCTAACGAGTTGGCTCTCAAATATGACGCAATGCAGATGCAAATGAGAGTTCTTGACGGCTCCAATCAACTCTCCGATAGCATGATCGATTCGGCCATTGAACGTGGAGAACAATCCATCGGTAGAGCCATGGAGTACTACAACTATGCCAAGACACTCGATATCTAACGCTAGGTGCGCAGATTTCGAGACGACGACTAACCCTCTTGACTGTCGCGTATGGTCATGGGGATCAATGGCAGTTAATGACTACGAGGACTACGAAGTAGGGTTAGGAGTTGGCGCCTATGTTGCATATCTCCTTTCTGCCCCTAACGTGACATTCTTTCATAATCTCGCTTTCGATGGTCTATTCATTATCGACCACATCCTGAAAAATGGTTATAAATGGGTGGCCGACAAGCCAGGAAAGGGTGAGTTCTCTACCGTTATTAGTAATATGAACAAGTTCTACTCCATCACCATCGTCTCAAAGGGCGGTATTAAAGCAGAACTTAGAGACTCCCTCAAGAAAATCCCTCTACCTGTTAGGGACGTGCCTAAAGCGTTCAACCTTGAATCCGTTAAGGGAGAGATCAACTATGAAGCAGAGCGGCCTATCGGTTACCTTCCAACAGAGGACGAATGGAAATATTTGTACAATGATATCTACATTATGGCTCAAGCCATGCGCGTAGTTCTTGCCAGCGGAATGACGAAACTTACTGTTGGAGCCGACTCACTGGCAGAGTTCAAGTCGCTACACGGAAAAGGGTTCAGCCGAACGTTCCCAACTCTATCGAAAACAGTGGACGATGATATCAGGGCAGCGTATCGAGGGGGTATTGCGATGCCGTCAAAACGGTGGGCCAGGAAGAGGACCGGCCCGGGAATCGTTATTGACAAGAATTCAATGTACCCGTGGGTCATGAGGACTAAGCCGCTCCCCTATGGTCGGCCGTGGTGGTCTGAGAGTGAGGACCCTACAGCAGACCTCTACACCATCTCCTTGACGTTCACAGCAAGGCTCAAGCCGGGCCATCTTCCGTGTATCCAACTCAAGCGGTCACTACAGTTCAACGCTAATGAGTTCCTTGAGTCGGTTCCAGAACCGACGACGGTGACGATTACGTCGATTGATCTTGAGTTGTGGATGCAACAGTACGATATGACCATTTACTCTGTTAGTGGTTGCTGGAACTTCAAGGCCACAGAGGGGATTTTCAACGATTACATTGATAAGTGGATGGCTGTGAAAGCGAATAGCACCGGAGGAGCAAGGACTATCGCTAAACTACACCTTAATTCCTTGTACGGGAAGTTTGCCAAGAATACCGACGTTACCGGCAAGCGTCCATACCTTGATGAAAATGGCACCGTCCAACTCACAATGTGCGACCACGAGGAGAGCAACCCTGTATACACAGCCATGGGCGCCTTCATCACCGCCTACGCCCGACAAGACCTCATTAACAGCGCTCAAGCCAACTACGACCGGTTCCTGTACTGCGACACAGACTCACTCCACCTCAGGGGTAGGGAGGAGCCTGACCTGTACCTACACCCCACGGAACTAGGAGCGTGGAAGGTTGAGCACGACGGTCAGCCGTTCGATGACGCGGTGTTCTTGCGCGCGAAACAGTATTGCGAACGGTTCGGTGACCATGACGACGTTCACATTGCCGGTCTTCCGGCTGAGATTGCCGCTCAAGTCAGACTGGAGGACATGTTGACACCGCGAACATGGGACGGTAAGCTTGTACCCAAGAGAGTTCCCGGTGGAGTGGTACTCTCTAACACAACATTCACACTCAAGTAGAGGAGAACTGAAATGGCACGCGTTAAGGCTGGATACAAGAACCTGACTGTCACCGTCACCGAGGAGGTTGCCGACGCTCTGGACGATGCTCACTGGACTCTGCGTCGTGAGGTTGGCGAGATTCTGACGGAGATTGTCACCAATGGCGTGGAGGAGATCAAGGCGAGTACTGGCAAGTGACCGAGGTGTCACCGGCTGAAACCGCTCGGTACTTGGTGGACTGACACTCTCTAGGACTGTCTGGTCTCTCTCCGCAGTGATATGGTGGGTACGTAAGTACCCACCATATCTTTTTGTGCACAGAAAGGAAGAGAAATGGGGTTTCTTGATGATATTGGGAGCAGGTTTGGTTCTGCTCTTAGCGGTTTGGGGGAGATTCTTGGGGCGGATCATTCGGATACGCTCGATAATCTTTCCGGTATTTGGAATGAGATGACTGACTTTGCAGACGGTTTCGATTCCAAGATGACCGATCTTAATTCCATGCTTGAGGAGAAGGAGAAGATGATCTCTGACCTCAAGGGCAAGAACTATGACCTGCTGATGGCGTCCCCGGGTAGTGACCCTAGTGATGCTTCCGCTAATATGCCCGGGGAAGAGGGTTCAGCGGATTATGAGGGTGTCACTTTCGATGATCTTATTTCCACTAGCGACTCTGACAGCGACGACGATGAGGAGAAGAAATAATGGCACGACGGTTTTACGGTAAGGTTCGCAACGCGGATAACGTGAATATCCTTAACGCTATCCGTAATGATGCGTCCCTTGACTACCACAAGCGTATCCCCGCTGCAAATAAGGGTAATGTGGCTGACGTTGCGGACGCTATTTTTAGTTTCCGTCCGCACAAGAACGAGTTTATCGAGTCCCTTATTAACCGTATTGGACTCGTGTACGCCCGTAACAACATCTGGTATAACCCGCTGGGCGAACTGAAGCGCGGCGCCCTTGAGTTCGGTGACACCATCGAGGAAATCCAGGTGGGTATTGTCAAGGCTAACCACTACAGCCATGACCGCGACTACCTTGAGCGTGACATCTTTGGTCGCGCCGATCTTGACGTTGCCACGGCTTTCCACACTGTGGACCGTGAGGATTTCTACAAGATCACCATCGACGACAACACGCTCCGTCGTGCTTTCCTTGACCCGTCCGGCCTTGACCAGTTGACTCAGCAGATCATGTCCTCTCCGACTACGGCGGACAACTGGGACGAGTACCTGATGATGTCTGCTCTTTTCCGGGTCATGGATAACAAGTATCCGATGTTCAACGTCAATGTTCCTGACGTTGCCAAGATGGACTCCACGGAACCTCAGGCCCGTTCCCTGCTCCGTAAGATTCGGGCTACTGCGGGTAACATGCAGTTCCTTTCTACCCGTTTCAACGGAGCTAAGATGCCGATCTCGGCTAAGCCTGAGGACCTTATCCTGTTTGCTACTCCTGAGGTTAAGTCCGGTCTTGACGTGAACGCGCTGGCCGTCCTGTTCAATGTCTCTTACGCTGACGTCCCGTCTCGTATTATCGAGATTCGTCAGGAGGATATTGCGATGAATGGTGTTCAGGCTTTCCTGACCACCAAAGATTTCTTCGTCATCGCGGATACGTCTCTTGAGACTACGAGCGAGTTCAACCCGATTTCTCGGCAGACGAATTTCTTCCTGCATCACTGGGAGATCATCTCCGCTTCCCCGTTCGCACCGATTGTCAAGTTCTCTACCGCTCCCGATACTGCTCGGGACTCGATTGAGATTGCCGCTAACGTTGCTGTTGACAGTATCCAGTTCGTCATTGACGCTAACGAGCAGGACGTGCGTAACGTGGATAAGACCAGCGCCCGCATGGTCAAGGGTGGTACGGCCCAGTTGGAGGCTATCCTCACGGGGCTCAAGGTCGGCCAGGAGGACATTGAGTTCACTGAGCAGTGGTCTATTGAGGGTAACAAGGACACTGGTACTCGCATCGATAACGAGGGTGTCATTTACATGGCCCCAAGTGAGACGAGTCAGTTGGTTATTGCTCGCGTCAAGGTTTCTTGGATTGACCCTGCTACGAGTAAGTTCGTGACTAAGACTCAGCAACTGAGTATTGTTCCCAAGAACAATGTGGCTGGTCTGAACGGCTGACCTGTCCTACACTGAAAGGCATCGCCCGTCCTGGGCGGTGCCTTTCTTTTTGGAGGAGATATGCCGACAGTAAATTCACTGCCGAACGGTGCTTCGTTTGGCACTCAGTTTGATTACTCAGTGTGGGGGCCTGGCACTGAGGTTACGTTGTGTAACGTGCCGTGGGACGCTATGTACCGTGACGTGTATTGGTTCGATACGCCCGGGGACACTATCTCGTATATCCGCGAGTTCAATAAGGATCGTAGTATTCCTACGATCTCGCTTAAGAGTCTCACTTATTGCGCACAGAACGTTCCCGTTAGGATTAATATTCCCTTCAGCGAAGCAAATACGTTCAACTATCTCATTGTTCAAAACTCTAGTTTTCCGATCTCCCAGAAGAACCGGGCCACGACATTTTTCTACTTCATCCAGTCTGTTGACTACATTGCCCCTGAGACCACTCAACTGACTGTCTCCCTTGACGTGTGGCAGACGTACCACAGTCTGGTTAAGTTTGGTTCCGCTTATATTGAGCGGTCACACTGTCTTGAGCAGTTGCAGAAAGAGATTTCTAAGAACTGGTCTGGCAGCGAGTTCGTCGGTTTTGCCCGTAGGTGGCTCAAGCAACCGGAGAGTTTTTCTCTTGGGGAGAGGCACACCATTTATAGGGCATGGTTCGGCAATCTGGTTACCGGCAAGATGAACGATTTTAGTCGCCAGTTCGACTATACCGCGATCATTGTCTCCACGACTAACCTTAATGCGGATTTTGGGACCACTGGAAATCCGTCGCTAAGCACAGCACCGGGGTCTAATGTGGAGACCATTGTCCCCCACCTTAACGGGACCGGTAGCAACAATTCTATTCCGGTCATCTCTGGTGCAACATACTATATGTGTTCGCTCAGTCAACTTCCAGTAATTATGGCTGAGTTGAGTAAGGCGCCGTGGGTCTCTCAGGGTATTCTAGATATCTACTATGTGCCTAGTAATACTGTGGTGGGCGCCGAGATGTCAGGCAAACTGTCAACGCTAGGTCTTAAAAAGGTCTACCGTACCGTTGCTTATCAGCCTGTCAGAGTTGCAGAGGGTTTCGCTCCAAATAAGTTGGCGGATTTCCTTAAGGCTAACTCGAATGACGTTAGAGGTAAGAATCTTAAGCGTCTCAAGCGGTTCTTCAAGTTCTACACCTCACCGTACATGTTCATTGAGATCGGTTTTAATAACGGTCAGGTAATGAACGTGTGTCCCGAGTATCTGCCAACTTCCGATGCTATAGATATTAGCGTTGAATCCCATTTGCTTCCCCCATCCCCGCGAATTGTTGGATACATCAAGTCCTACAACACTGACAAGATGGGTAGTAAATGGAAGACCGATACCGAATACGTCAATGAGGCTATGGTTATCGATAACTTCCCGCATGTTCCGGTAGTTAACGATCAGAGCATGATCTGGTACGCCTCTCACGCTCACTCGATCGCTCAGAACCGTAATTCGGCATCCTGGGGGCTGGACAAGGCCACTAGGGCCGCTAACACGTCCTTCGATTCGACAATGCGTGGTATCAGGACCGGAAATGCCATCATGCAGAACAACCTTGGCGCCCAGAACCTCAATACTGCTCTAGCGAACACCGCACAGATGGCACACCAGCAGGTGAACAGCGCCAACCGTGCCATCTCCGGTATCGGCGGCGCCACTATGACTGCCCTAAGTAGTCCGGTGGCCGGTATTGGGCAACTTGGCGGCTATGTTCAGGGGCAGATCACCTCTGACATTAGTACGGGAATTGACATTAACGCCCGAAACATGGGCAACGTCATCTCCCAGAACCTCACTCGCGCTAACCAGAGCGAGCAGAACATGCTGACCGGGACCAACGCGGCCGTTAACCGCGACCTGGCCAACTGGGCGTCTCAGGGCGATTACCAGCAGCAGATTGCGTCAATTAACGCAAGCGTTAAGGATGCACAGATCACTTCCCCGTCCGTATCCGGCGCTACCGGAGGAGACCCCTTCAACTGGATTGTTAACGGGGCTCTCATCTTCGCTAAGTTGAAGATGGTGTCTCAGGACGTTATCAGGAGACAGGGACAGTTCTGGGAGAGGTATGGATACGCTTGCGATTTCTTCCTCTCCAACCTTCCTGAGAGGTTGCAGACGATGGACCGTTTCTCCTACTGGAAGTGTCATGACGTTCGCGTCTCCTCATCGGCCTGTCCTCAGACTTATGTGGACACTCTCAGGGGTATCCTGGAAAAGGGTGTCACTGTGTGGCATGAGCCCATGAGGGACGGGGAGGCGTATGGAGACGTCTCTCTTGATAACGAGGCAATTTACTGGGACAAGAGCGCAGGAAGTTTGAAATGAGTAGACCGGATTTTGTAGGAGAATCAATCTATGCTCCGTTTCTTCGTGAAATGAGCGTTGAGCCGGGGAAGTTGCGTAAGGAGACGCTTACGCGCATGTACGCGCGAGTACTCTCCGAAATGTGTATGAACCGGTATCACTGGACAGGTCTTCCTGAGGAGATTGATCCGCGGTTTCTTGAGATGACACTGTTCTCTCAGGGGTTGTCAGTGTTTTTCTGGGATGATGAGTTCAGCCGCTACTTCGCATTGCGTGGAGCAGGTTTCGGTACCCCGAACATGTATAACAACCCTACCGAGTTCATCGTGTACGGGAACACCATGGTCAATAAGACGATGAAATCTGACCTTTGTGTCCCCATCTGGAACAACTATCTGAGGACAGGCGATACAGACATTGTTGGCGTCTATGCTCGCCGGCTGGCAGAGATTGATACCACCACTGAGATCGACCTCATTCACATGAGGGTTCCGGTACTTCTCACCGCTGACACTAATGAGCGCAAGTCCGTTATGGACGCGTACAAGCAACTGGCAGAGGGTAACCCGATGATTGCCGAGGTCTCCTCGGTTACCGGTATGGGTACGCTGCAGGACAAGATTGGCTCCATCTCCACGGGGATCAACAAGGACTATCTCCCTAATGTGATGGAGGCAAAGGTTAAGACCTGGAACGAGGCTCTCACTCTCCTTGGGATTATGAACGTGAACAGTTCCAAGAAAGAGCGAATGGTCGTGGAGGAGGCGTCGGGCTCTTCGGGGCAGGTTCTTGCAATGCGTGCGGTCAACTTGCAGGCGCGTAAGTACGCGTGCGAGTGGATCAACGCCAAGTACGGGCTCAATATTGATGTGACCTGGAATCTTGATGACTCTGCTGGTACGACGGACATGCAGGCTCTTAACCCGATGTCTGAGATGAATCCGCTGGCTGAGCAGGAATCTATGAACAGCACCGATCTTGGAGGCCCTAATGAGTAACTACACGACTGAGTTGCGGAAGATTGACGAACGTCTCATAGATGACGCTCTTTCACACTATGACATTTTCTCGGAGGATTATCGCTCAACTCTGAACAACAAGATAAAGAATCATTTCTGGTTCAACGAGATCGGGCACGAGACCATTGACATCTTTCTCTTCCAGTTGAAGGTTAAGATGAATGAGATCATGCCCTACTACAACCAGATGTATGAGGCTGAACTTGTTAAGCGAGACCCGTTCCTCACCGTCAGGATGTCATCGAAGAACACGAGCACGGGCAGCACCAGTACCAGTGCTGAGAGCAACGAGAGCGGCACGTCCTCCTCAAGCACCGACGCTAAGTCCCGGGCCGTCCAGTCTGAGACCCCTCAGGTGATGCTCTCTGGTAACGGGGACTATGCGACGGGAGCAGCTGACTCCACGTCTCTGACTGGCGTCAAGTCGTCTAGCGAGGGGAGTGGCAGGCAGTCCTCCACGTCGTCTAGTGATGGTTCTGGGACGGGGACTCAGGAGGGGTTTTCGGGGTCTATGGCGTCTCTTATTCAGGCTCATCGTGACGCTATTGTTAATATTGATATGATGGTGATTGCCCAACTTGAGCCGCTTTTTATGGTGGTTTGGACACCGCCTACTGACATGATTGGAGCAGATTGGTATGGATACTAATGACCCGCGGGTAAGTGCAATTGATAGTGCACTGTATCGCCTCAACCCGCCTACTACACCCTATTCGACACCGTTCACCTATAACAACGGTCTGACTGTCCTTGAGATTCTTGAGCGTATTCGTAGGGCCGTCGTGGATACCATTACCTATGCCGAAGGTTTCGGCAAGGAAGTTGAGGGGATGGTCAAGCGGATTAATGAGATTGCAGAGAAATGGGCTAAGGACTCGAAGCAGAAACTAGACGACTTTGAGTCATTCCTTAACGATTCTCGCGTGAGCACTGAAGCGAAGATCAACGCTATGAACCGCCTCATCGAGGAGTTCAAGGGCAAACTTATCGAGCACGCTTTCGAGAAAAATGGTGACTATATTAGTGCACCGCTGATGAATGGTGAGCGTATCGATCTCCTCACTAAGGTGTCTGCCCAGAAGTTTAAGGATGATCTTGAGCGTAGGTGTAATGACGCTATCGCTAAGGTTTATTCCAAGACTGAGAGCGATAAGCGTTTCGGACCTAAGCACAACGTCCTCTATCCTCACTCCATCATTATCGGCTCATCTAACGCTGAGAGTGGTGGGTGGCCTAAGGGTACTTGGGACCGTTGGGTAGAGAGTAAGGGCGAGATCGTACACAACTACGGTTACACTGGCGGCGGTTTCACCTCAACTGCTGACAATAACTTCAACACTCAGTTGGACCGTGCTATCGCGGATAGTACGGGTGACCGTGCCAGGCTTACGGGCCAGATCTATATCATTGACATGCTCAATGACGTTCGGGGTAACAAGGACATTTCTTCGTCTGCTAAGATGTTTGTGGAGAAAGCCGTCAGGAACTTCCCCAACGCTAAGATCTACGCCATTCCGGTCCTCTTCAATGAGAACGACCTCAATAACAGTTGGGAGATGGCTCGAAACTGTTTCGCCATGACCAACACACTCAAGGCCATTCTTGAGCCGTACGGTGGTCTGGTCTGCGAAGGGTCTAGGTCATGGTTCCACAACGGCAAGAATGACACCCTGTTCCCTCCTGCTGCGGGCGTACACTTCGACCGTCCCGGTTACGAGTATGCTCAGAGACAGTTCGATTCCTGGCTTGCTGGTGGTACGGGCTGGGTTGACTACGGGTGGCACAACCTGCTGTCTGGTGCGAATCTCGCTAAGGTCAAGAATGACAACATGCTGAAAGCGTATGTGGCCAGGAAGGGAGATATCGTCTACGTGCATGGTACGTGCTCAACCATTGCCATGGCAGCGTTTGAGACTATCTTCCAACTGCCTGCATGGGCCAGGCCGTACCGCTCGATGTATCTTCCGGCCTGGAACAACACGACAGCGTGGCCTGTCATTGTTGACCACTCAGGAGCGCTAGTCACTAGTAGTCAGCTAACAGGAGACACTACGATAGCGTTTAACGGGTCTTATCCCGTGTTCTAATAGAATCGCCCTCCCCGGCACTAGCCGGGGAGGGCGCTCTAGGAGGTATGAAATGGCATGGGATGAGACTTCAAAAAAGGTAGCGATCAAGGCTATCGGTACGGTCGAGTCGTCTATGAAATACGACTCTATCAATTACAATGACCCGATTACCGTTGGAATTGCACAGTGGTACGGGCCTAGGGCGGCTGACATTATCAAGAAAATGGGCGCCGCCCACCCTACTGAGTATGCGGGCGTATCCTCCTCGCTTAAAAACGACCTGTCCACTCAGGGCAATGCAGAGTGGTGGACCAACCGATGGCTGTCAAAGGAGGAGGGCAATTCACTCCTACCTCTCCTCAGGGCAGGTGCAAAGGAACAGGACGCTCAGTTGGTGGCTGACCTTGAGGGGTACTTTCAGGCGGCCAGAAATCTAGGGATTGACCCGAACGCCAACACCGACTCATTCATCTACTGGTGCGTTGCGTATCACCAGGGCCCGCGTTACGCAATCCAGGTGGCCAATAACGTTGGCGGTAACGCGTCGCTTGACGCCTTTCATCACGCTACGCTTAACAACGGTGTGCTGGGGAAGTACCCAAACAGGTACAACCAGGCATACCAGATCATTAAGAACAAGGACACGTCAGGTGTGTCATCCCCCGGTGCGGCCGGAACTGTTCGCCCGGGTAACGGTGGTAGTGGAGGCGCTACTAGCGGCGGCTCTAACGCTGGCGCGCTCACTCGTGCTTGGAGTGATGGTAGTGGTCTGCTCCATCTCAATACGACCTCAGGAGTAGTAACCGGATACCCTACTGGTATCAACGGTCAATGGGTTACAGGTGCGAACACTGTCAGCAACGGGGGTAGCTCGCCTACCCCTGGCAATGCAGGCGGCGGTCCCGTCCCAGGTGGTGGAGGCGGCGGCGACGCTAATGCTAGGCGTCAGGCCGTCTACAAATGGATGTATGACAGGCAGTACAAGTTCTCCTATCGACAGGCCCCGGGCCGTCTCAATCCCGATCAATCCGGTTTCGGCGACTGTTCCAGCACCATCTACCGTGCATACATGGATACGGTCGGCATTAACCCCGGAACTTGGACGGGTGACCAGTACAACCGTGGAACCGAGGTCGTTCGAGGTTATGGACACCCTAGTGCCGCGCAGATCGCTAAAATGACCGTTGGAGATATGATCGTTATTAGTTGGGGCGGCGGCTATCCTCACACCGATCACGTTGAAATGTATACTGGCGACGGTAAGCACACCATCGGGCACGGCGGTCCCGGAAAGGGTCCTCACATTAACTCCATCTACATGCTTGACGATGCTGCGTGGTGGACTGTTAGAAGACATATTCTGTAGGAATAAAGATGAACAGAAAGATTACACACTACTACGATTTCAGTCGTATACGTTCTTATGGTGCACGCTACCTCATGATTGTGGGTAGTCGTGGAACCGGTAAGACGTATGGCGCCAAAAAGATTGCTATTAGCAACGCAATCAAAAAGGGTGAGCAGTTCATCTATCTACGTCGTCACCGCGTAGAGCAGAAAGGTCGTTTCACGTTCTTCGACGACATTGCCCACGAGTTCCCGGGCTACGAGTTCGCGGTTCACGGGAACGATGCTGTAATGCGAATGGAGGGTGACAAGAAATGGGACACCATAGGCTATTTCTCAGTACTGAGCACGTCTCAGGCCCAGAAATCAACAGCGTACCCGCTGGTGACCACTGTCATCTTTGATGAGTTCATCATTGAAAACCCACAGATTCGATATCTGGATGATGAGGTGCGTGTCTTCAATAACTTTTACCTGACTGTTGACCGGTACAAGGACAAGACCACGGTGTTTATGCTCTCAAACTCTGCGAGCATTATGAATCCGTACATGCTTAAATGGGACCTACGCCCAAACTCCGAGTTCGTTAAAGCCGGGGACGGGTTCATCGTCTGCCATTTCGCTGACGACACACAGTTCAGGAACGACGTTGCTAACACACGGTTCGGCAAGTTTGTGATGAGCACAGATGAGTCGTATGCGGAATATGCTATCAGCAACAAGTTCAAGGACAACACTGACGACTTCATCGGAAAGAAAAGTGGAAAAGCCGAATACTATTGCACCATTCGCACACGTAACGGTTGCTTTTCTGTCTGGACCGACCTTCCCATGTTCACTATCCAGGAGTTCAGGCCCAAGAATGAAGTTATGTACTGCATCGATCATAAATCCATGAAAGAGGGTGACATCTATGTAAAAAGTAACGATCGAATTCTCCAAATGTTGAGGAACAGATGGAGAAGAGGGCTTATCCTATTTGACTCCCCAAAGTCCCGAAACACATTCACGGAAGTATTCAAATGACGTCCCATATTGATATCGGAATAGTTGTAGGTCTCATCACCGTCATCGGGACTATCGTCGCCGTAGGCCGATGGACCTACCGACAGTTCAAGTCCCTCGAGTGCCTCCTTGAGGACTGGCACGGCGAGGACGCACGACCCGGCGTGCCCGGTAGACTTGGAGTCATGGAAAGGCTGGACAACATTGAGAGAAAAGTTAATTCTGCTGCTTTTAATAGTCGGCCTAACCATGGCACAAGTGCTTTTGATGAGCACACCCGCCTACTGAACCAGATTCTAGAAAGGATCGAAAATGGACAGGGTAATTGAGACAGTAACGTCCCCTACCACACGAATGTGGTGCTACAACGTCATGGCAACCGTCATGACTCTAATGACTGTCAAGGGAATTGTTAACGGCGATGAAGCGGCGGCCATTCTCGCCGTCGGCGCAGCACTATTCGCCGTCGCTTCAATCAACACCCCCAAGAGCAGCTATCAGGGAAAGCACGAGGCTGAGTAATGACAACAGCACAGCAGTTCATTGACGCCTGCGCCGAGGAAGTCGGCTACAGCAGGTGGAACGACGAGGAAACGGGAACCAAGTACGGGCGCGACTACGCCACGCGCCACGGCGCCGTCTTCGGACAGTCCGGTGTCCCTTTCTGCGACATGGGAATAACCTACTGCCTACGCAAGATCGGCATCACCGACTTTGACAGCGCCTACGTCCCCGCACGCGTCAACACAGCACGAGCACGCGGCTGGCTCATCGAAACCGGCGCCGCCCGCCCCGGAGACATGGTCACCTTCGACTGGCACGACGACGGCGAGGACGACCACATCGGCTGCGTGGAATCCACCGACGCCACCGGCGTGAACACCATCGAATTCAACACATCAGAATACTCATGGGACGACGGCGGCCTCGTCATGCGACAGCACCGCCCCTGGGCACACCTCTCCCACGCCATCCGCTACCCGTTCACCGACAGCGGCGTGGGGTCACTAAACCTACCCACAAGACGCCTGGAGGACGTACAGCGGGCCGTAGGCGCCTACCCTGATGCAGTCATCGGACCGGACACTCGCAAGCGCATGCTGGCAGTCGTCAGCGCCTCCGTATGGGGCGGACAGTCCTTCCCCTTCGGCATCCAGTACACGCAGGAGGTCGTAGGTACCGAGCAGGACGGTATTTGGGGCGACGCCAGTATGGCAGCTCACGACCGCACCGTAGAGTCCGTACAGCGCGCCCTGGGCGTGGATGACGACGGTATATGGGGACCAGTCACACAAGCCGCATGGCAGGCCCTCAGTGACACCTCAGAGCAGGTCTGAGCACACAAGGTAAGGCCCCGGTCACCGTCATGGTGGCCGGGGCCTTGCTATAGGAGAGGAGGACCTATCGCACCTCTCAGTATTGCACAGGGATGAAGGTAGTAGCAACTCCTATCGCGAAGAAAGTAAACCCAATGGTCATTACCACAATCATCGCCACACAAAACAGAATTGCCATCATCATCATATC